CTACACCGCTCTGCACCACCACGATTGCGCATACAGCACGCCGTCGACCTCCTCCACACCATTGATATTGATGCCGAGCTGGGCCATGCCATTCACCTTCGCATCGTGTAGCCGCGGGATGACATCGGCGCCGGGCGAATGAGTGAATACCCAGGCCTGCGTCGACACCCTGCCCAGCGGTGCGCTGTGGTGATCGCCAATGTGAATGTCTGCCTTCAGGGCCTGGATCTTCCCCAGCTGATCAGTCGGGATGGCCACGCCCAGCTTGCGCCGCCGGACGATCAGGAAGTACACGACATCGGCCCATGACTGCGCAGGCTGTAGGTAACCACGCCCCAGACAGAGAACTCGTCACCCTCCATGATGAACCGCGGCGCGTACCGAGGATTCTCCGAGCGCAGCACGATCTGCCGGCCAACATAGTCGAGTCGCTTGCAGACTGGCTCGCCGTTCACCGCTGCGATGACGATGTGGCCGGCCCGCGCATCGATCGCCTTGTCGACGATCACCACGTCCTCGTCAAAGATCCCGGCACCCTGCATGCTGTCGCCGTCGATCTTGACCAGGTACACACTGGGCGCATGCACCTGCAGCAGTTCGTCGAGGGATATGGCCTGCAGGTCTTCGGCTCCCGCGAAAGCACTCACGGACTGCATGGATGGCCAGCCTCCAAGCCATAGAGACGAGCCGCCTCTGCCAGCTCGAGCATGTCGGCGAGCTGTTCGGCGTCAACCTCATTTCTGCGGTGAGCGGCCAAGGCCATGACCTCCAGCACAGCAGCTCTTCCCTCGGGGTCATCGGTCAAAGCAGCGACATCATCGAGCTCAGCGACCCAAAGCGCGGGTAAGTGTTGTGACATGGCGGCACCCGATACTGTATATAAAAACAGTATCGTAATGCCGAGCTGCTTCTCCGGCAATCGCCAGTCAGCGGATTACGCTCATGCCGGAGTATTCGCGCTCGCATTGATGCCCAGCTATCAGGGCACGGTCATAAGCCGTCGCCAACTCTCCCGCTCGAGCGTCAGCCCGTGCGAGCAAGTCGGAGAGCACCATGGCGGCGCGGGTGGCTGCCTGGCCTCTGGCGAGAGCGGCGGTATCCGTGCCGGTGCAACTGACGGTGGCGGCGAGCTTGCCAGCTTCGTCGCGCAGCCGCTGGCCAGCAGCATCGGCGCCAGCAGCGCCAGCATCAGCAATGGTCCTTTCTTCGTTTGCATTGGCTCTCGCCTCCTCCTGCGCCTGGGCGCGTCGTTGTTCTTCTGCTCGAGCGTCACGCTCACCCAGCACCTCGGCCAGGCGATCGCCACTGTCACGATCCGCTGTCACAACGGCTGCATCTGCCCGCTCCACCGTTCGCCCGTGCTGGTAGACCAGCCAATACGAGCCGACGACCAGCAGAAGTGCGATCACTCTCACACCCCAGCCGCTCACGCTGCCTCCATGAACAGATCGCGCTCAGCCTGGCGCCGTCGGGTCAGGCCGGCCAGCACCTTGCCTCCCGCCTTGTTCCAGCGAGGAAACTGCTCAGCAGCACCGGCATAGTTCCCGGCATTCAGCAGGCGGCGCAGCGTAGACGATTCGAGATTGGCCGCGCCCAGGTTGTAGGTAAAGCTCAGCAGAGCGTCCCACTGGTTCTGATTCAGCGGCGCCGTGACCAGGCGCTGCAGCTCTGGTTCAAAGCGCTGGACGTCGTTCAGCAGCATGCGCTCGGCCTGCTCCTTGCTGATCGACATGCCAGACTTCACGCCACGGGTGGCGCCGTAGCCGATGGTCCATACGCCGACGGAATCTTGGTAGGCCTGCAGGCGCAGGCCCTCAAACGACTTGATGAGGCTCAAGCCGCGTTGCGATGTACGCATTGGGTTTTCTCCAGGCAAAAAAATACCGCCAGGCGGCGGTTGTGGATTCGTGCGGATCAGGCCGGCGGCGCAGGCCAGTCGATAGTGGCCGGGTAGCCTGGCTGATCAGGCAGGCGGTTCAGCGCCACGCGGTAGCGCTTCCACTGCTTCAATGCAGCAGCTTCAAGCTCGGTCGCCTCATCGAGATCGACAGCGTCTTGCAGTGGCGCGATGGCGGTATCGGCAGCCGCTCGACGCTGGGCCAGGTCGGCAACAACGGCGGCAATCAGCTGATCGGCAGCGGCCTGCGCCTTCGATTCGGCAGTGACTACCTGCGACCAATCGATGACACCGGCAGTGGCGGCAAGGCGTTCACCCAAGTCCAAGCCGGGAAGCTGCACTTGGCCGTCGGCCGGGTAAAGGTCGACCGGGAAGCGGGCGGCCGGCGGCGCATCAGCGGCGTGCGGCAACATCAGTGTCAGCACCAGGTCACCGTTGATGCGCTCCACCGGAGCGACCACGAACTCACAGCCGACCGCCTCCGCCGGCAAGGTCGCGCCATCGGCCAAGCTGGAAAAGTTCAGAGCCACGCCGTTTACTTCAAGAGTTTCGCCAGCCTTAACCACTGCGAGCTGCAGGTCAGACCGAACCGGTGAAAGCTTGATGATCATCAGAACCACCTCCCAACTGCTTTCCAAGAAAACACCACGTCCGCAGTGCTCGAGATGTACATCTGAAACGTCAACGTGCCGTTAAGAGAGTTGGCTCGATACGGCACGCAAATCACACGGTACGAGCCTTCAATGACCCCGCCTGAAAGCTCAACGGGCGCGGAACCAGCAAAGGCAACAGGCCAGGTGATGGCCGCGCCGGCGGGCGAAATAAATGTGCTGCTATTTGCGCTGGTTGCCACGCCGCCCGTGTATGTTCCAGTGCCCCAGCAGATCATGAATCCGCATGCGAACTTGGCGTAGTGCCCGTTTGCGTTGCTGCCCATCTCCATGATCGCGCCAGTGGGGGCGCCGCCGGCTTGACTGACCGTACCCAAGATCGCTGCCACTGCGGCAGTACCCAGCTGCAGCCCGGTGCGAGCCTGCGCGGGCGTACTACCACCCGTACCGCCCTTGACCACTGGAACAACGTTTTCAGTCGACACCGAGCCAAGCCCGGCAAGCGTTGAGCCCCATTGATTGACCATTCCATTAACCGCATCGGTCAGGGTCTTGTTGTAGCCCTGCATGGGAGCGAGTGCATAGGTCCCACCGGATACCGTGGCTCCTTGATAGGCCGGCAGGATGCTCAGCACCGTCCCGCTGGGGATGTTGGTGACTTCGTACCAGCGCCCGTCCGGGCCGAGGAACGCATCCCCCACCCTGCCGTTCGCTGAGAAATTGGTGCCGGTACCGGTCACCGTTGTTTGGCCAGCCGTGATCGCGACTGTGCCTACTCTGTACCAGGGCATGGAATTGCTCCAGATTTAGTTGAAAGGGAATGGAAGTGTTTCTGTGCGGATTACGAGAGCTGTGGGATAACGATCTGTCGGTAGATCAAGGAATGTATTGGCCCCTACGCGCAAATATTCAGTAGTGCGGCCGCCGAGTCTGAACATGAAGCGAACACCACCACTCACTCCGTAGGCGCCTTCCTGAAGTCCGCATAGGTAGGGATAGGGACGGTCACCCCAGAAGCCGCAAGATCGAGTGAAGGTAATGGACGCTGCGAATTCTCCTCCGCTGATCGGGACAAGCACCTGGGCGAGAGGACCATTGCTTGAGGAGAAAGAAACCGATCCTCCCGCATAGGGTGTAAACCTCTGCCCTGAAGTATTGGGAATGGTCGGCCCCGGCGGCGGCGCCTGTACCGATGCAACGATGTTCAGCGGATACTGCAATGAGTTGAAAGTCAGCTCCCCGTCCTGACTAAAACATTTCAAACCCGCACCAGTTTCGGTATTCCTCATGGTGTCGAAATAATAAAACTTGGTACTCGCATCGGCGCCAAGATAATAGAAGCTTGTAACATCGCCGCTTTTCGAAGCGCCTGCCGTAGATCCTGGCCCGGTGATAAAAACGATTGGAGCAACCGCGCCGGCCACTGAGAATCCGAAGACAGGGTCAATCGGGCTGGTTTCGCGGTAACTGCTCGGGTCGTTGGGGTCTAGGTTGTCTGATTTATAGAACAGACGAGGCCAAGCCGTGAGCTGCGATAGATATCCACTTTTCAACAGCCCATATGTAATTTTCTCCGTGTCGAGTAAAAGCGATCCGTTTTCCTTATAGACCCGAAGCCCTGCTGCCATAGCTCACCCAACTAGTAATAGCCATAATGAATTCTACAATTCATCGAATAGAAGCCCCAGCCGGAAGAGTACGAATACCTCCAGTTGAGCGTGGCACTTGTCGAACCGATAGTTAGCGTTACGCCTGGTCTCTTTCCGAGCGCTTTGCTTTGAACGCTCAGGTCGACCACAGAAAAGAACAACTCCTTTCCTTCGGGCGGGAGCGGAATCGTGGCGGAACCGTTAACGGCACCTGTTTCGACGAACCCCATCATCTGACTGATGGGGCTCGTCATATCGAGCATCAGTTGGCCGCTTGGAGCGTATATTTTCAGACCGGTGCTCATACGTTTATCCCAAGATCGATCGCGAGATTTCCGTTCGGATAGAAGATGCGCAGCCGCTGATTGTTGAAAGTAAGTCGCCCCAGGCCGGCAACCGTGCCGTTGATCTCGAACGTGCCCGCCTTGTTCAGGATCCAGCCCTGCTGCCCCGCCACGTAGTTGGTCGAGCTGATGAAGCTGCCGATCTTGGCGTTGGTGATCGTCCCGTCAGCGATGAACGCCTCGTTGATGAACACCTGCCCGCCCTGCACCGCGAATGGCGACGACAGCACACCGTTAATGCCGTTGACCACTGCGAACCGGTCTGCCGACACCAGGAACTGGCTCTGCAAACCTGCTGGGCCATTCTCGATGCCAAGGCCGATGCCGGCGGAGACGTACTGGCCTTGGGCGTTGAGCTGCATCTTGACCGCCCACATGGTGCTGGTCTTGCCGTCGAGCGTGGCTTGAGCCTGGCTGACGGTCTGCACAGCAGCATTGGTATCGGCGATCGACACCTCTAGCGTCTCGGACCGGCGCGCCAGGACGTCGACCGCAGTTGCCCGCACCTTCGACTCGTCGGCGATCTTCGCCGTGCTTTCCCATGACTTGAGCGCCCCAGCAAGATCACCTTCGCCGTTGTCGTCACGCTCGCCCTGAGGAGAGGTGAACGACGCCTCCATGATGCCGAGGCGTTGACCGAGCGATTCATCACCGGTTACCCGCGCCAGCTCTTCCTCGCTGATCGCCGTCTCAGTATCATCAACTCTCGCGTTGACCGTCTGCAGCCGGGAAGCTGTGGACGTCTCATTGTCGGTGACCGTCTTCTCCAACTGCGAGATGCCAGCCGTGTTGCTGCCGACCTTGGTGTTGACGTCGGTGAACCTGCTTGCCGTGGCCTGCTCGTTGGTGACAACCGTCTGCTCAAGGCTGCGGATGCTGCCGGTGTTCTCACCGACACGCGCCTCGACCGTGACCATACGACTGGCCATCGCTTCGTTCTGAGTTGCCCTGGTGCGCGACTCTTCCGACACCTTGGCCAGCGTATTCCAACCGCGCATCGCATCGGCAAGGTCACCCTCGCCATTATCGTCGCGGTAGGCGGACTGCACGGCCTGCAGCGTGGCCGCTGTCACCGTGACCTTGCCGTCCACCGTGGCGATGTCCGCGGTGTTCTTGGTCACGGCCTGCGCCAACCCATTGGCCGTCGCGGCAATGCTGCCGATATCGACCCAGTAGGTCGGATTCGGCGGAGCGTTGCTGCCGTCGGCTGCAGCCGGCACAGGCACGATGGCCATGTACAGCCGCCGGCCGCTGCGCACTGCGTCATCCTTCGCGTAAGCGTTGGTAGCCACGTACTCGAGCGGGTCAGTCAACTCGGTGATTAGCTCCTCGAGCTCCTGCTTCGCTTCGTTGATCCGGTCATTGACCGAGCCAGGGAAGTCGCCGGAGATCTTCTCGATTTCCTTCAGCAGCTCCTGGCCAAGCTCGCTCTCGGTCACCTGGCCACTGATCAGTTCCAGCACAGGGCTGGCATCAGATCCAGACTGGCCCAGCACGCCGCCGCCAACCGGATACCACGAGCCAATGTTGCCGGTCCGGTCCACCAGGCGCGCCCAGAAGAAGAATGACACCCCAGCCCTCAGGCCCTGCATCACGTACTCAGCCTGCGGATAGGCCAGGTCGGCAAGCTTTGTTGCCGTCTCCAAGCTGTTGCTCTGGCTGTACCAAAGTTCAGTGCGCTGGGTGTCTTCGGCACCTGGGGGGATACCCCACCTGATAGCGATGCTGAGCAGGAGTGATTCGGCAGCCAGGAAGGTGACAGAGGGCGGCGCACCCTCCTTTCCTTTCAGCTCCGTCAGCATTGAATCCCGCCAGATCGACGTGATATCGAATGCGCTCACCGCCCGCACGCGCGCCAGGTAGGCGCCGGCGTAGATGCCGGTGATGTCGACGGATGTTGCACCGACGCGCTGCAAACGGATCCAGTTGCCGTTGTCCTTGCGCCACTCAACGTCGTAGGCGACCGCGCCCTCAACAGCAGGCCACTCGATCGTCATGGTGCTGACCGCTATGCCCTGGTCAACGGCATACCCAGAGCTCAGCGTAACGCTGGCCGGCGCTGGCACCGTGGTAATCGGGATGACGCTGATCGGCCGCTCTTCCAGCTTGGCGCCATTGTCGATCGCCGCGAACTTGCTCGGGTTGAACTCCAGCGCGGTGAACTCGTATTCGCCCTCGGTCGTGCGCTTGCGCTTGAGCACTCGGAACAGTTGCACCGCCAGGTCGCTGTAATCGATCGCCCACTGCAACTGCGGCTCTGGCTGCAAGGTGTACGCCGTTGTGACTGTCACCGTGCGCCCAGCCACCGACTGCACGGTCCTGGCCTGAGCGGTACCGTTTGGCAGGTTGACGATCAGGCGGTCGCCCGCTTTCACCGGCGTGTCACGGTCCAGTGTCACGGTGCGGCCCGCAGCGGCGGAGATACGGCCACCATTCGGCCTGCCGGCGACCAGCTCATCGGCCACCGGAATTACAAAGCCCGGTAGCACCGCCGCCCCTTCCATGCCGGTCTTGAAGGAAACGGTTCTGTCCTGATTGTTGCTCAGCAGCGCCCACTTACCGCGGCGCTGGGCCTCGCTTGCGCGAGTGCAGCCGATTGCCGATATCTCGATGGGCCGATCCCGGTACCGGCGTTGCAGCGCGTTGTCGGTGACGGGGATCACGTCGGTGTCGTAGTTGTTGGCCGGGTTGTCGTAGCTGACCAGTGCGCGGCTGTAGTGCGTGTCCCGCCCAGCGCCGCCGTACACGAAGTCGCCGTCAATCACGTTCGACCTGGTGAAGGTGTAGTCGATGTCCTGCGCACGTGGCATGTCAGCCTGCATGTACAGCGAGCCCTGCGCCCAATAGACCATCCCACGGTAGATCGCGGACAGGTCACGCAGCAACGTCCAGGCCTCAGCCTTGCCCTGCAGGTTCAGGTCGCACAGATAGCGCGGCTCCATCCCGCCCACGCCGTTCGACACCAGTTGATCGCAGTACTGACCGATGCGGTACATCTCCCACTTGTCGACCATCCACGGCTGGATGCGCTTGCCCAGGCCGAAGCGATCGTTGACGCACAAGCCGTAGGTGGCCCAAACCGGGTTGTTCGTCCAGGCCTGCTTGAAGGTGCCGTCCCAAACTCCGGTGTAGGCCCGGGTCACGGGATCGTAATTGCTCGGTACTGGCCAGCGCTGGCCGTTGCAGTTGACGGTCACAGCCGGGATGTTCTGGAACTGCTCGGCGTCGAACTCGATGTAGAGCAGCGCAGTGTTCGGATAGCGGATCTTCTGGTCGATGATCTCGGTGTAGCCCGCGATAGTCATCGTGTCGGCGATCAGGCCATCGTTTGCATTGGGCGTAAGCCGGCGCACGCGGAAGGACCAACCTGAAGTGGCCGGCGGGAGGATCACAGGCTCAGAGCGTTGATAGCCACTCGTGGTCTTGCCATCTACTGCGCCGCGCAGGGACTCGACAAAAGCACCACCATCAGTGGCAATATCGATTGCGTACTCGATGCGGTAACCGTTTGTGTCCCCACTGTTCTTGTCCTGTCTCGCCAAGCGCGGCCAGGCGAATCGCAGACGAAGCCTGGAAAGCTGGGTGTTACTCAGCGCTCTCGTGAAGGGATTATCGCTGCGCAGCTCGACGTTGACCGTGGTCTCGTTCTCGATCGACGGGATGCCCTTGATGTACTCCTGCTCGACACTGCCTGGTCGCCACTCCCACTTCACACCCGGGAAGTTGAGGTTGCCGCTGGCATCCATGATCGGCGTGTTGTCGAGGTAGATGTCGCGCGCGGTCGGCGTCCCATCGAACTCACCCTCGCCCACTGCCAACAGGATCTTGGCGATGTTGGTCGAGCGCAGGCTGTCCGGCGCCTCTACCGGGGTTTTCGGCTTCTTCTCGCCACCTTTATCCCCGGTGACCACCAGGTGAGCTGCTGCGCCCATGCTTTCCTCCAAGGCGTAAAAAAACCGCTCGAGGCGGCTGTGGTTTCTTCGGGCTGGCTGCTATGCCTTGTCTTGGGCGTAGATCGAGGCAGAGATGATCGCTCCGCCCCACCGCCGCTTGCCGATACAGATCGGCACCGGATTGCCGCTGGCAGTGGTGTTCTTGGCCGAGCCAAATGCGTAGGACGGCATGTTCGCGGGGCTGCCACTCTGGGAAAGGCCTTTGGCTTGCGGGCTGAGCATCTGAATAACGCCACCGACTGCCATAGATCCGCCGCCCATCCCTACAGCCAAAGCGGTTGCAGCTGACCATCCCAGTGGGTTCCACCAAGCTAGTGCAACGATCACTACACCGATGATGGTCTGCAATAGCCCCGCGCGCTTGCTGCCGGCGATCACAGGTGCGATTCGAATATCCCCAGTGCCTCCAAAGCTCAGCTCTTTCTCTTCCAGATTTCTGCTGCCACGGAAGATCGCGAACTCGATGCCCTCTGCTTTCGCATTGGCAAGGAACCGCTCGAAGCCTGGGATTTGGACGCAGAGCGCTTTAATTGCCTCGGCTGGCGACCTCACGGACAGCCTGAAAGATCGCCCAAACTTTCGAAGTTGACCGTACAAAAGAACGGTAGTCACTGGCTGGTACTCGATTGC